GGGCAAGGCCTGTGGAGCGTCAATACCCTGCTCGTGGCAGCCTAACACCCCTAGCCCCTCTCCCGAACGAGAGGGGCTTTTTCGTGTCCTTTTTGTAGGCACCCGCTGCCGGCAGTTTTGCATCGATTCTTACCAGCTATCGATGCGTATCAATACTCTTCTATCTGCTATTCTGCACGGTGCGTTCCTCCTGGAGGCGACGGCCGTGCAGACCTTTATGCCGCTGGCTGCTCAGTTGCTTACGGGGCAAATCAGTGCCTCTAGCTGGGACGATGACGAGGAGAAGGAGCCGATTGCCGCTTGCTATGCGATCACGCCGCACGCGGCAGCTCTAGGTGTCATAGGCTACAACGCGCTCAGCGAAGTGCCAGCCGGTTCAGTGGCCGTCCATACCATCGCGGGGGTGATGCTGCCAGAAGATACGTGGTTCGGTATGGGCACGCGTACCATCGGCCAGCGCATCCAAGCGGCCGATGCGCATGAAAACATCGTTGCCCACGTGGGCGTGTGGCGTACGCCCGGTGGCTCCACCATGGGGCTGGAGTCGTTTGGCAGCGTCATCGCCAATACCCAAAAGCCTTTTGTAAGCTACGCGGAGCAGATGTGCTCAGCCGGTTACTGGGCCGGATCCGGCGCCAACGGTGGTATCGTCGTCGGTGGCCGCACGGCCATGATAGGCAGCATCGGCACCAAGGTCGAGTTCCTCGACTTCACGGGCTTCTTCGAGAAGATGGGCATTAAGCCCATATCTGTTACTGCCACGGCCAGTACCAACAAAAACGCTGCCTTCGACCAAGCTATTGCCGGCAACATCAAGCCCATCCAAAAGGAGCTGCTTGATCCCTTAAACGAAGTATTCCTGAGCACCGTGCGCACCAATCGCGACGGTAAGCTCGACGCTAAGCAGGAAAAGGAACTGCTTTCTGGCATGGTCTACATCGGGCAGGCCAATGTCGAGAACGGTCTTGGCGACGTGCTCGGCACGTTCGACGACGCCGTGGCCCTCGCCCTGCAGCTGGCTGAGGAAGCCGACACCGCTGGCACGAGCTCAGCCCAATCTGTCACCCCTTCAACTTTACATAACGTGTCACTTTTCGCTAAGAAAAACCTGACGCTGGGCGCCGCTATGCTCGCTCTCGTCAATAAAGAAACCGTGTCGGCTGAGGAAGCCACCGCGGCCAATGCTGAGCTAACCGCAGCTGGCATCAAAGGCGCAGCCATCATTACCGAGGCTGCCTACGATGACCTAACGGCTAAGGCTGAGCAGCTTACCACCGCCCAATCTACCATCCAAGCTACTGAGAATGCCCTGAAGGCTGCCGGCGTGACGTCGGTGGCCGAATTGGTCAAGCAGCGCGACGACTTCAAAGCAGATGCGGAGAAGTACGCTAAGCTGCCCGGTGCTGAGCAGACCGGCGCCATTCGCCGGGAAGGTGAGAGCGACGTGGAGGAGAGCGGCGACGCCGATGCCAACCAGAAGCTCATCGACGAGCTGCCCCACAACAAAGTTCTGGACGGTAACCCGCTCTTCAGCGGCAAGCAAGGCTAATCACCAGCAAGCACTACCAACAGCAATATCTATCTCTTCATTTTTATCTAACAACGACAATGACCATTGCGGCCATTATTGCCGAGTTCGGTGCCTACTACCTGAATAACGGCCAAAACGCTGCCCGCTTGGTGCAGCTGCTGTTCCGCCCAGCCGTGACGGAGCAACTCTTCTCGCCTCGCGTGACGGACGACACGTTGTACCAGGCTTCGCAGACGCGCCTCGGCCGGATCCTGCAGCCTTTCCATAAGAACTGGACCCCGCTGGGTGCGCTCGAGGCGCTGCCCATCGTGATCAAGAACTTCCGGATGAAGGCTGACCTAGAAGAGACGCCAGACGATTTGGAGGCCACGTGGCTCGGCTTCCTAGCCGGCGACAGCTTGGATCGGAAGGCATGGCCTTTCGTGCGCTGGTTCATCGAAGTGCACGCGTTGCCTCAGATCCAGGAAGATTACGAACTCAACGAAATCTACCTAGGTGTGCGTGCGGAGCCAAACGGCACTGTGCCTGGTGCTGCTGGTACGGCCATGGACGGCATCAAGGTGCAGGTAAACGGCTTCATCACTTCCGGCAAAACGGTGCCCATGGTGCTTGGTGCTATTCCGTCGGATCCCAAGGCATTCTGCGACTACGTGGAAGCCATGGCGCACACGACGCTGAAGCGTTACCGCAACGTGCCCATGTACATGAACATGAACGAAGACCTAGCCCTGCGCTACGCCATCGGTCGTGACGCCAAGTACAACCTGACCACGGCCTATGTGCAGGGTGCCCCCACGCCAGATGGCAACAACCCATTGGCCACCGCGGTGCCGATTCAGCACGCTCGTCAGCGCGTGATTGGTCTGCCTTCCATGGGCGACTCGACCAAGATCTGGATGTCGCCCGCCGACAACATGATCCGCCTGGAGAAGAAAACGCAGAACGCGGGTCAGTTCCAGATCGAGAACGTCGACCGCAAGGTGAAGCTCTACACGGACTTCCGCAAGGGCGTCGGCTTCCTGATGCCAGGAGCCATTTTCACCAACGACCAGGACCTAGCTGCCTAGTCCTTTTCAGCGTCGCACAAAGCCGGCTTTCTGCAGAGGGAGCCGGCTTTGTAGGTGCCAACTCATTGTATTTACATCAAAGCCCTACGACTGTGGCCGATAACAAACCAACTTCGACCGAGCAGCAAGCCTCGGCACCCAAAGAACTCACGCTGGAGCAGCAGCTGGAGCAACTCAAGCAGCAGCTTGCTGCCAAGGAACAAGAGTCTGCCGACAAGGATGCCATCATCGAAGGCCAGACCGAGCAGCTCAAAGCCGCTGAGGCGCAAGGCGCCGGTGCGCTGCCCGTGATTATCCACGAGAAGAAGCGCTACCAGGTGCTCGCCCGCAAGTTCATCATCCGCAACATCGAGGTTGACGCTGAGAAGCTCAAGACCGATAAGGACTTGGTGAAGGAGCTCGTGGAGAATGGTTCCGGCTTGCTTAAAGCGCTGGACTAATTCGCCTCGATAGTCAATTATACTTCAATAAGTTAGCTGCTAATCCCTCATGGATATCTCTAAATTATCCGACCTAGGTGGCCTGGATGGCGCCGACAACACCCCTGGCCTCTTAGGCTACGTGCTGTTTGCCCCCGAGACCTGGTTCGAAACGATCGCCAAGGCGCCCAAGTACTCGGCAGCCGCCGCACCGGGTACGTCGGCCATCATTGCCGCGAGCCACACCTTCAAGCCAGGCTTAGGTTTCCTGCGCATCTACATCACGCTGGATTCGAACCAGCTGAAAGCTGACATGGTTGGTGAGCGAGACGGCCGCGGCCTGAAGTTCAACTTCGAAGGCTTTCACCCCGGTTCGAAGCCTGAGTCGATGGAGTTCCTGAACATCGTCAAGAACATCGGCGGCATTATGCTGGTACCAGATGCGGACGGAACGTTGATCCAGGTTGGTGCCGAAGGTCTGCCTTGCGAGCTTGCTCCTAGCTGGGACTCGGCCAAGCTCTCCAGCGGTCGTCGCGGCTTCACCGTGAAAGGTGATTGCTACGCAGTAGGTATCAAAATCTACACCGGTGCCGTGGTTGAGAAGTCGAAGATCGGTGCACCAGCACCAGTGGTAACGACTCCTGAACCAGCCGGCGACGGCTCCTAACCTCCTCTCTAGCGACCAACCAGCCCACGGGCAAATATAGGCTACTGTAGCCACCAGCAGCGTTCGGAACGCTATCAGAGGGAAACGCCCCGTGCCATTGGCCGGGGCGTTTTTGCGTCCTTTTTATCCGAGGTCGCCATCGGCAGTTTTGGGTATGCATAAGATATTCAAGCCCCGAAAACTCATGGTGTGCCAGACTGCCACTGGCCACAAGATCCGCGTCATCTCAGTTAACGAGACTACTCGCGAGGCCAAGGTAAAGAGCCTAGCCACCGGCCTGCCTTTTACCACCACGGTCGACGATCTGCAGGAGCTACCAAAATGACGTCAGCCATCGTCGCCTGGCTGGCTCAGCCCAAAGACTTCGCCGCCGGCGTGGCGCTCTATGAAGCATATGGCCCCAGTGCCGTGTACCAGCACTTGTTCAGGCAGGGCGAGACAACCTTCGCCCGGACGTCGCTCGTGCGCGAGCTACACAAGCTCGTGGCCACGCCTGCGCCCGCAGTGCTACCAAAACAGCCTGAGCTGGTGCCGGAACGCCACGAAACCGTTCCAAAACCCGCCGACGTGGAACCAGAGCCGCCAGCAGTCGACCCGGCTGCCCTGGCGCACGTGAACGCTCAACTAAAGGCCCTGCGTGACGAACGCAGCCACAAGCATGCGCAGCTCACCGCGCCAGGCCTGCGGCAAAACGACCGGCGCAAGCTAGCCTTCCGGATCCTGGATATCGGCGACGAGGTGCTGGAGACGATGCAACTGCTCAAGCATGTGCTGGCGCACGGCAGCTTGCCGGCCGGCCCAGTGGCCACGGTCGACGTGACCGACGCCGGTGAGCTACGCCGGCGCCTCGATAACCTGGTAGCCCTGCGCAGCAAGGTGCGCAAGAACCCCAAGCGCGCGGCTGAGCTGCCGGCGATGGAGAAAGAGATTAAGCTAATCCGAGCTAAGCTGAAATCATGACCATCGAACAACTAATCGAGCAGTTTACGCGCGATGCTGAACGTGGTACGAAAGCCATTGATCGGCTCACGCTCCGCCCAACAAAGCACAGTGCGGAATACCTCAAGAATTGGCGTCACCACGTCGACGTGTGCGTGTCCGCCCTTGAGGCTTTAGAAAAATTACAGAAGCTAGAAAACGCTACAGCAAGTGAGTGACGAATTATTACTGCCTAAAGAACTGGCCGCCGTGGCGGCCGCCGTGAAGCTGCCGAACTCGACCGCCGTGGAGCGTATCTATGCTGCTTCGCTTGAGGAGGCGCATGGTACCGGGCCGGGTATCAAAGGGCTATCGAAGGCTGATCAACTGGTTAATCAGCAAATGGAGGCTGCTTACGCCCTGCTGCTCAACTATCACACCTTCGAGCAGGCGTGGCCACTCATGGCCAAGCAGTTCGATATCAGCCGGGCTACGTGTTTCCGGCGCCTGGCCGATGCGCAGAACCTATACGGTGACCTGAAGAAGGTCAAAAAGCAAGGCGCCCGCGCCCTGCTGCTCACCCAGGTGCAAATGATCAAACAGCTTTGCCTCACCCAGCGCCCACCCGACGTGCGTGGCGCCTTGGCCGCGGCGAAGCTAGAAGCCGTGCTGCAGGGCCTGTTACGCGCTGATGCGCAGGGCGAGGATAGCAACAGCGGCTCCGGGAACACGTCGTACATCATCAACCTGCAAGTGGGCGACAAGAAGCCCAAGGCCATCGACCTAGGTAAGCTCGATGACGTGACGGATGCCGAGTACGAGTTGATCCAGGAGGCCGTGCAGCAGAACGTTTTCGGCGCTGAGCAAATGGAGCAAATGCTGCTAGAGCTGCGCGAAGGGGAGGACGCCGACGATGGTAATCGTTGATCAGGTTAAGCTCAAATTCAACCAGCCGCAGCTGCGCTACATTACGGCGAAGGGCAAAAAGGAGGGCGTTTCCATTTGGGGCCGTGGTACCGGCAAGTCGACCATCATTTCGTGGGATATCCACGAAATCGTGCAGACCATGCCGCGCTCGTGCTGGGTTATCGTTGGCTCGACCTATAAGCAGGTGCTCACCCGGACGCTGCCGAGCACCGTGGCCGGCCTGGAAGCACTTGGTTATAAGTTGAACCGCGATTACTACGTCGGGCGCCGGCCACCACCTTCCCTGCGGTGGGACCGGCCGCTGCAAGGCCCGCTGGAGTATGACCATTTCATCATTTTCGCCAATGGCACCGGGTTTCACCTGGTAAGCCTCGACGCCGGCGGCAGCGCCTCGCGCGGTCTGAACGTCGATGGCTTTTTAGGCGACGAAGCGCTGCTTTTCGATAAGCAGAAGCTCGATGCTGACTTATCGGCCACCAACCGCGGCAATGGGCAGTATTTCGGCAAAAATCCGAAGCACCACGGCGTTTTCTTGTTTTCGTCGATGCCCTGGGGCGACCAGGGCCGCTGGCTGCTGGATAAGTCGAAATACTACGAAGACGAGGGCATCGATTTGGTGCAGCGCCAAAATGAGCTGATTGAGGCGCAAGTGCGCTTCATCGACGCCACCAGCGACGAGGAGCGGCTGCATATCTGGCGGGAGCAGGTGGTCAAGCTGATGCAGGACATCCGCTATTTCCCCTCCAAGGCCCAAAAAGGCACTTTCTACAGTGAGGCGAATGCGCTGGACAACATTCAGAACCTAGGGCTGCAGTACCTGAAGGATCAGCGCCAGTTCATGACGGACTTCACATTCATGATTGAAATCATGAATCGGCGGCCTACAACGGTCGATGGTGGCTTCTATCCCATGCTCAATCAGGCCGTGCACGTGCAGGAGTGCGCCAATGATGATTATATCCTAGGGCTGGAGTATAACCTCAAGAAACTCAGCACGCCCGATTCGCGCATGGATAGTGACTGCCGTAGCCACCTGCCCTTGCGAGTGGCTGTGGACTGGGGCGGTAAAATATCGGTGCTTACCGTGGGCCAAATCCACGAGGACGTGCGTGAGTACCGCATCCTGAAGGGCATGTATGTGAAGCATCCCAAGATGGTGGCGGACCTAGCCAGTGACTTCTGTGAGTACTATGCCTACCAGCTGCGCAAGGAGGTGGTGTTCCTAGAGGATGCCGAATGGGGTAACAACCGCAATCCTAACTCCCCCTGGACCTTGAACGAGACGTTCATTAAGGTGCTCCAGGCACGTGGCTGGCGCGTGGTACGGGCCAACCTAGGTCGCGTGCCTGGCCACCCCACGCGCTACCTGGTAGGGCAGCAGGTGCTGGCCGAGAAGATGCACCCCAAGATCCTGCGTGTGCGCTTCAACAAGGTCAATACCAAGGATGCAGTGCAAGCTATGCTGTTCGCTCCTGTAAGCCAGGATAGCAAAGGCAACATCAGTAAGGTTAAGTCGAGTGAGCGGAAGGAGAGCTTCCCGCAGGAGCACGCGACCCACTTCACCGATACCATCGACCTGCACTTGCTGAGCATTGGTACCGACGTGGTCAGCACCATGCCGAACTTCAGCAACGTGATCATCATGTCGCGTTGATCTCGGACACGTGTCCTAGTGCTGACTGAGCAACGAAGCCTCGACCCTGCGGTCGGGGCTTTTTCGTGTGCGGCCGTGGCAGATATCCCCGAAGTCGGTACCGGCAGCTGCCGACCGTGATTAGTGCAAGCCGGGGCATTCTGCTACACCTCTGAGACTAGAACGCGCCCAAATTGCCTAAAAACGTCGTTTGCAGCGCGCAAACGCAATACCCGTTGAGATTGGCTTTTTGTCCCATTTCGGGCCGGTGCGGGCGGTTTTGTGTCCTTTTCCTAGGGTCAGGGCGGTGGCAGTTTTGGGTAATGAACGCTACGACTCCTATCCGCTTAAAAGATGCTTTAGAGCTATTAGAATCCGGTACGCCGGTCGCGGTGCGCTATGTTAAAGCCAACCGCCGCAAGAAAACCGGCGGCGACTTTGGCGAACTGCCAGCCGCGCGCCTAGGCAGTGGCAAGCGCAAGGCGGAAGCCACCTTCCGCGCGCCCTTGCCCGGCGAAGAAACCGACGAGCAGCGGGCCGACTGCGCCGCTGACGGCATGGTACCGGTGCCCAATGGCGTGGTACCAGCGCCCAAAGACCCCAATCACTATCAGAACGCCACGCGCAACCTCGTGGACACCCGCACCGGCGCGCTGGTGAAGGTGCACATCTACTTGCTGGTGTCCGTGGCGGGCCGCAAAGTCATTATTTAAATGAGCAATATTGTATTCACCGCGGCCCGAAATATGGGCTATCTGCCTCGTACGGGCGCTTTTGTGCGCCTCAACGGGGCGCTCAGCGCCGCGGCCGGCAGCGCACCGACCGCGCCGAGCAAGGTAGAGGGCGCGCCCTCCACGACGCCCGTTGAGAAGGGTGTTAGTGGCGAAATAGCCTTGTGGGGCGATGCCAACGACTTCCCGCAACAGGTTATTAAGGCCATTAACGCCAACACCATCCTGCCGGCAGTACTGGAATGGAAGGTGCGGGCTGTGTACGGCGGTGGCGTGGTGTACGGCCGCGTTACGGGCTACGATAAAGATGGCAATGAGCAGTTTAAGCGCGAGCGGATCCCGGAAGTAGAGGCGTTTTTTCGCCGCTCCAACATTCCGCGCTACGCCTTCGAGTCGCTTCAGAACATCATTGTGTTCAACAACGGCTTCCCGGAGATCATCACCTCGCGTGACCGCAGCCTTATCACCAGCCTCTCGACGCCCGACACGGCGTTTTACCGCTACTCGGTACCGACGCTGAAAAGCCCGGTGCCGCAGTGGGGCTACATCTCGGCCAACTGGCCCGAAGCGAAGCCCGGCGACGGCTACACGACGCAGGTGCCAGTGCTCGACCCGTACCTGGATGCCGTGGAGCGCCTACGCGAAGATACGCGCGGCTACAAGTTCATCTATCCCCTGTCGATCCCTAGCCCTGGTCAAGCGCTCTACCAACTCGCTGCGTGGAACTCTATTCGGAAAAGTGGGTGGCTCGACGTGGCGCAAGCTATCCCGGAATTTAAGGCCGCGCTGTTCAAGAATCAGCTCACGATCAAGTATTTGATTGAGGCCGATATCCGCTACTGGCAGTGGAAGTACCCCGACTGGGATTCCAAGCTCGAGGAGCAGCGCGAAGCCATCATCGATGAGGAGCTGACGGCCTTCGAAGATAAGATGGCCGGCACCCAGGGCACCGGCAAAGCCATCCTGACGGTCACCATTCCGGATCCGCAAAACGGGCAGCCGATCAGCGTTTTCAAAGTCACGCCCATCGATGACAAAATCAAGTCGGGCCTGCACATCGAAGACTCGCAGGAAGCGAGCTCCCACATCTACACCGCGCTGAGCGTGGACCCGACGCTGGTCGGCATCTCGCCCGGCAAGGGCATGGGCGCCGGCAGTGGCTCCGACAAGCGCGTGGCCTTCAACACCTTCATCAGCACCCACCGCTTCCACCAGGACCTGGTGCTGGAGCCGCTGTACCTGGTGCGCGACTACAACGGCTGGCCGGCCGACCTCGAATTCCGATTCCTCAACCCGCTGGTGCAGACGCTCGACGCTTCGTCGCCGGTAAAAACAAGTGTAGGCAATGCTGCTCCAGACAACGCAGGAACTGAATAAGTACGTCACGCTCAATAGCAACCTGACCGAACTGCCGAAGCCACTGGCCACCGAGCTAGCCCGGCTGGAGTCGCAGTTGCTGCGGCCTATCCTTGGCGACGAACTGCTCGCCTGGCTGCGTGAGCAGAACAAAACGATCCCGAACCTAGCGGACGAAGATTCACTCGCGGGTGAACTGTTGCGCCTGGTGCAGGCGCCGCTGGCGCGCATCGGTACCGGCAGCGTGCTGGATGAATTGCAGGTGTTCATCGACGACACCGGCATTCACATCGTGAGCACCCAGACCGACAAGACCGCCTTTAACTGGCAGGTATCCCGGCTGGAGCGCACGCTGCAGCGCAAGGGCTACCTCGACCTGAACGTACTGTTGCAGTGGCTAGAGGATAACTATAAGTCGTCCGAAGAACTGCAAGCGTGGGCCACGTCGTACGCTGGCCAGCGCCACCGGTATCTGCTCATCACGTCGGCGCCCGAGTTCAGCCAGTACGTCGATATCCAGGATTCCTGGAAAGTATTCGACGCCCTGCGGCCGGTGCTGCGCGTGCAGTCCTCGTTCATGCTCACGCCGGTGCTCGGCGTTGAGTTCCTGCAGGAACTCAGTGAGCAAGTGCGCACCCGCACTGTCACGCCCGAAAACGAGCACTTGCTGCACACCTACGTGCGGCCGTTGCTGGCCCACCTCACGCTAGCCCACGCGGTGCCAGCGCTGGGCCTGCGCCTAACGGGCGACGGCATCGAGCTGCGCATTGCCCGCATCGACGAGGATAACACGAAGGAAGCCGACGCCGGCCTCGACCAACTGCTCGCAGCGCGTGCTCGTGACGCCGAGCAGACCGCGCGCGTGTACCTACTGCAGCTGCGCCAGCACCTGAACGAGCAGGCCTCGGCTGAGAAGTATGCCACCTACTTCGCCTCCAGCGCCTACGCCAACCCTGCCACGCCCCGCAACCCGGTCAACCGGGAAGGCGCGCGCACCTACAAATTCATCTGATGCGCTCCCTGCTAAATACCCTCATCAGCGTAGCCACTGGCCCGAAGACTGTGGAGGCCGCTAAGATCAGCTTGCAGGTATCGCCCTACTTGCTTATTGCGAAGCAGTTGGTGGAGAAATACCTCTTCTCCGACTGGGACTTCCTCAGCTTTCTGCTGGTGCTAATCCTGGTCGACACGGTGATGGGCGTGCAGCGCAGTTGGAAGCTGCGCACGGTAAGCAGCCGCGGCTTCAGCCGCATCTTCATCAAGCTGTGCTTGTACGCCAACATGCTCATCCTCAGCCACGTGATGACGCACTTCACCGTGCGGGGAAACCCGAACGTGCTCTTCCAGTGGTTCGACTACTTCATGTATTCCTGCATGATGGCTCGCGAGGGCCTCAGCATCCTGGAGCACATCGCCTTCATCGAGCCGCGCATGGTACCCAAAGCCCTGCGCCTGCGCCTGGCGGTGATTGCCGACGAAGGCATCGTCGCCATCCCCAGCGCGGCATCAGCCGCTGCTCCTGAGCCAGCACAACCTGTGACTGCCTCCATCGAATCGCCACCAATTGACGGAGTACTACAATGAACCGCAAACTGTTTTTCGACTGCATCCGGCAGTCGCTCTTCGGCTCGCTATCGACGGCGCACGTGGCCAATATGACGGCCATCCTCGACTACTACGAGGCGCGCAAGCTCACCGACATGCAGGCCCTGGCTTACCTGCTCGCCACGGCCTACCACGAAACCGGCAAAACCATGGAGCCGGTGCACGAGCGGGGCGGCGACGCCTACTTTTTCAAGATGTATGATAAGGGTGGCGCCCGGCCGCATGTGGCCAAAGAGCTAGGCAACGTGTTGCCCGGCGACGGCGCCTGCTACCATGGCCGCGGCTACGTGCAGATCACCGGCCGCGGCAATTACGCTGCCTTCAGCAAGCTGATTGGCGTCGACCTGGTGAAGGACCCGGACAAGGCCCTAGTGCCTGGTAATGCCGTGAAAATTCTGGTCGAGGGTTCGGTGCTCGGCAAGTTCACCGGCAAGAAGCTCGACGACTATTTCCTAGGTCCGCGCGAAGATCCCAAAAACGCCCGGCGCATCATCAACGGCCTGGACTGCGCCGATACCATCGTCTGCTATTACCGCCATTTTCTAGCTGCCATTCATCCAACTCTATAAGTGCCATGTCTTACCGTTACTTATCTATCCTACTATGCCTGCTGCTGCAGGCTTGTATCGGCTGCCGATCCGAGCTAGCCTTACTTGAATTACTAGAGCCCAGGCCCGCGCACCTGGCCACCGACTCCACGCGCCACGAACTGGAAGTGCGCTACAAGCGCCCACCCTATGCGCAGAGCATACCTTCCGGCTACGATTATGGGCAGGAGCCGCAGCCAGTGCAAAAAAGCGGGCTGGTAGCCTGGGCGAAAGCGAAGCTAACCGGTGGCAAAGTGGTCGATAAAAGCACGACTACGGTCAACATCTACAACGCGCCCACCGGCAATAAAAAGAGCAACATAGCCACCGGCCAGAGCAGCGTCACGGCCCAGGAAAAGGTCGATTTACGGGGCCAGAACGGTGGGTACAAAACAAAGGAAAAGCCCAGGGAAGTCGTCCAGACTATTACTAAAACCACGCCCTGGTACGTTTTTGCGGTGCTTATCGTGGCCAGCGTATATGCTGGAGCCAAGTTCAACGCGCGCCTCCGCTGGCTGCCCGGCCTAGGGCTGCTCGTGGCGCTGTGCCTGGCCAGTGCGCCGGCATCGGCGCAAAAGCAGCTGATCATCCCACACAGCCGCAACTACGACCACATAGGGGCTAAGCGAGTCGAACGCGAGCACCGCAAAGCCCGGCGCCAAAACCACCGGCAGAATATGCGGGAGTTGCGGAAGGAGGGACGCGAGCACCAGCAGCGCCTGAAGCTGATGCGGGAAATGAAGGCAAGAATTGATCAGAAGCCGCCGCACTAACTGATTTTGTTACTATGGATAAGAGACAGAATACCATTGGCTTCCGCAAGCCAATGCCCGCTGGAGCGGATCGCGAGCCGTTCCTGAATGGCAACGGTGACGAAGATATGCAGGATGAAAAAGAGCAGGAGCTGCGGCCCCAGCGCCTGCCAGTGGCTACGCCCATTTTCGTTGACTCAGTCGAGACTAATGAAATCCTAGCGGCTTACAATCTTTTCCCGCTAACGCCGCTCAATGCGTTCGAGCTCCAACTGGTGCAGGTGATTGCGGGTCTCGAGCAAGAAGTCAAAAAGTGGCATTGAGGTGCTGGAAAAGCAATAAGCACGAAGCCTAGATGGTGAACCAAACAAAAGCCCACTTAACAGTATGCTAAGCGGGCTTTTGTTTGGTTCACCATCTAGGCTTCTCAGGTCCTAGCAAGTAAACAAATATACGCATTATGGCTCTGTTGTAAGGTAGCCAACTCGTGCAATACCATACTTCGGCGTTACGGTTCCTATTGTCAGCGTAGTGTTTCGCAATAACTTGTCGCTGAACTAGTACATGCTACATGTTACTCTCTCCCCGCTGGACTAAACTCGTCTTTTTTATTCTACTCTTAGCGTTAGTGCCCTTTTTACTGCTGTGCTTCTATAATCAGCCCTATCTGGATGACTATGCTTATGCTAATGCCTTTCGAGCACATGGGCTGTGGGGTGCTCAAGTCTTTCTCTATCATCACTGGAATGGGCGATTCGTGGCTTCTTTGCTGCTGACGAGCCTGAACCCTCTTTCCTACGGTTGGCCGAGCGGGATAGGAGTCAGCAACCTAGGCATTGTTTTGTTGACCTTACTGGCTTTGTGGTGCAGCCTGCGCAGTTTGCTGCAGCATGCTATCAGTCAACTTACGACGGCGCTGTTAACGACAGGACTATTTCTGCTCTTTGTCGCCATTATCCCCGATATACACTCAGCGCTGTACTGGTTTTCCTCCCAAGCTACCCATCATCTTGCAAGCCTCATGCTTCTGTTGCTGCCGGTGGTCGTTGCCCGCGCGCACCAGGAAAAGCGGCCGACAGTTCGTGCCTATTGGTTCGGACTAGCAGCATGCAGCATTGTCTTCGTAAGTGGCTCCAGTGAACTCGTTACAGTGTTACTAGGGTGGCTGCTCGCTGTCGCTTGTGGCATTAGCCTCGTGCGTGGCGAGTATAAGCATGCCGGTCGTTGGGCAAGCTTGCTTGTGCTGTTAGTGGGTACGGCACTGTTCGACGTGCTGGCACCAAGTAATTTAAATCGGCTACATCGAGAAACCGCAAGTGTTGGAAGCGCAGCTAGTAAGCTGCTGCAATTCTGGCAGCCCCTATGGCTGATTAAAGCGTTGCAGTTACTGCTGTGGCAACCGAGTACTCTTCTTATTCTAGTTGTACCACTGGTGTTGCAGCCCCTAGCACCTCACGTGGTGGCTGTACGGCCACTTGGCTTCCGGTTGCCTTTACTTTTTAGCGGAATGGTATTACTAGGGGGTGTTTTTCTAGGTGCTTTCTTGATGCAGTTAGAAATCGCGACGCCTTCTATCGTGGCTCGTTGTGCTAACGTTTTGCTATGGTGGCTACTACTAGGGTGGCCAGCGGCTTGTTGGGCGGCCTTGCCGGCAGAGCCCGTGCTAAGTATCTCTTCCAGCCGAACAGCACGCCAAGTCAGTGCAGGATTGCTGTGCCTCCTTTTAGGGCCTCCCGTGGTGCGTGCCTGGTGTGAACTACTCGTAGAGGCGCCGGCCTGGAATAGGCAAAGTCACCAGCGGTATAGCTTCTTACAGCAAGTTGCCAGGGCGCAGCCGCATGTAAATGTGCAGTTTCCTCCTATTCGTTATGTGACGCCGCGCTACGTGCTTATTCGTGGATATGACATCCTGCCTACCTACAATGCCCCCTATAATCGTTATATGGCCACTTATTTCGGTGTTGATTCCGTACGCGTCGATCCAACTGCGCGCGATGCTGCCTTCTAAAAAGGTCAATATGCAGTAGGGAGCGATTACTTCTTCGGGACATTGCTGCTTGCGTTGAGCTTTTTCGTGTCCTTTTTACCCGAAGTCGCCGGCGGCAGTTTTGGGGATGCATACCTTACAAATCGGCGCCAAAAGCTACCAGGTGCCCACCAAGTGGAACCAGCTCAGCAAAAAGCAACTGCTGCAGGTGGTGCGCATTCTCTACGGCCCGAAGCCCAAGCAGTGGGACATTCGGTTGCTGTTGCTTAGCGCCATCAGCGCCCCGATCGGAGTTTTGCTTAACCAGTCGGCTATCGTGGTGGTGCAGTTGTATCCGCTCACCGACTTTCTGTTTGCCGAGGATCAGTTCCTCACCGAGCAGCTGCTGCCGGAGTTCAAGCTGCCGGTGCAGCACGACGCCAAGCGCACGCGCTGGGTCGGCCCGAAGTCATCCTTCAGAAACATGCTGTTCGGCGAGTTCATCTTCGCCGATACCTACTTCCGGCTCTATACCACCCGGCAAGTGCCGGAGGCCCTCGACTACCTAGTGGCCACGCTCTACCGCCCGATCATTCCCAAGCTAGGTCCCAGCAACCCGCGGTGGAACGGCGACCGGCGCCAGTCCTTCAACGAACACCAGACCGAGTACTTCATCGAGCGGCTGAAGCACCTAGCTGAGGACGAGAAGCTCGCCATCCTTACCTGGTACCGCGGCTGCCGCGCGCAAATCGAGCGCGAGTTCCCGGAAGTGTTCGAGGCCGCGGAGGAAGCGGTGAAAACCAAAGACGCCGGCGACTGGGGCCGCGTACTGCGCAAACTCTCCGGCGGCGCATTCGGCACGCTGGAGCAAACCGCCCAGCAAAATACCCGCACCATCTTGGCCGAAATGCAAGATATCGCCCGTGCCCACACGAAAGCGCAAAACGCTGCCCGCAAATGAAAGCCTACCTAATAGCAGCCAGTTTGGTCGGCGTCGGCCAAACCACCCTATCCGAACTCGCCCGACGTGGCATGGCCATCGAAGTTGGTGAAGTCGTGGAGTTCACAGAAAAAGACCCGGAAGTAACCTTTTGGCCAGAGATAGAAACCTGTAAGCATGTGCCGGCGCCGCAGCCTTACCGCGGCTATATGACTTCACGCAAACGCTACAAATAAGATGAGAACGACCGACTACAACGCCCTTTTCCGTGGCTGGGCCAAGCGCCACAAACTCATTCAGCACACCGAGGCGGCACCTAGGTTCGCCCGCATCGTGGTGAGCATCGACCCGCTGCAAAAGATCGTCGACATGGCGGAGCTCAACTCACTGCTCACGCAGCTGAAGGCCGGCCCTGGCCAGCAGGTGCTCGTGCTGGAGTCGTTCCATACGCAATACCGCGAAAGTGGCGACAACCGCACCCGGGTGCGCGCCGGTGCCTTTATGGTGCTGCAGCAAGTGCCCGACCGCAAGTACGACGGCATCGAGCAGGCGCTTGACCGCACCGAGCAAACCGGCGAAGAAATCCTGGCCGGCATCCTGGCCGACCCAAAGTACCAGGTAAAAAACCGCCTCGACGTGAACAGCATCCAGTCGGATGAAATCGGCCCGCTCGCCAACGGCACCTGGTACGGCACCCGCTGGGACTTTGATTTTACTACACCCGCTTCAGCCGCCCTGCACTACAAGGCTGACGCCTTCCTGCCTGAATAATGCTCCACCTTCTCCTTAAAAAGTGGCTTTTCAGCAATTACGAGCCCGATACTAACCCGCAAGCGA